ATCAAACTCCGTAAAGGCTGCGCCTTCTTTAATATCCCAATCCCCGTCAAGTAACTGCCTACGTTGTTGTTCAGGTAAAGACAGAAGCATTGCTTCGTAGTCACCTTGTTCTGCTAGGTAAGGATTATCGGAAAGACGGGCAGGTATAAACCTACGTTTGAATAAAGGCTTACCAGCTTTGGCATGTCCAGCAGGATAACGTAATACTTCAGTTGTTTCAATATCTGTTGCATCAAACGGTTTACCATGCGGAGCAGGATCAATAAACATTTTTTTAACCCAATGATGCCCCCTACCTCCTGGGTTGGTAGTAGCTCTCATATATACTGGTAAATCAGAGGCAGTAGATCTTAAGCGACTTCGCATATAATTCCACGCAAATGGGGTAGGCCACTGAGTAAGTTCGTCGAAACCTATCCAGCTAAACGCAAGACCTTGGTATCTTAATACATCATCTTCTCTATCTAAGTAGGACATCCATAGTCTGGCACCAGAGGGTGCAGTCCATTGCATCTTACGTTCTGACCACTTAATTCCAGGCCAGATCTTAGGATACATTTCTTGAGACTTAAATATAAGTTCCCTTAGTTCTTCTGTAGTGTGTCGTAAAAGTAATCCTGAGAAAGCTGGGTGTCCCATAAAGCGTAAAGGGTCAGCTAACATTGCATATGACTTACCGCCACCAGCACTACCCCCATATAATACTTCACGTTCACCTGCAGCTAAAAAGTCTGTTTGTGGTCCAGCATTAGGTTTAAATATTACATTATGCTGTTCTTCTACAGGTGCTAGTTCAGGTTCTACTATTCTAGCTGGTTCAGGCTGCGTTTGTTTCTTGGTTGTCGTTGTCTTGCGCTTTCGCCCCGATGCGGTTGCGCTCAATTTCTTCCGCTTTGGCGACTGCCTTTTTCGCATAGTCTGCCCATCTGCGTAGGCTTCCAGCTTTGTTTTTTCTTCTTCGCTCATTATCTAACCGTTTCTTTAATCCTACGTGAGATATAGTTCTGCCAGTGTTTCGGGTTAGCCAGTTGGCAACCTCACGATACGAGTACTGCTTTAAGTACTTCTTGGCTTTCACAAGCATATCAAGTTCATTATCAATTGGCAAGAGTATTCCATCATCTTCTGGATCTAATTCATATCCAAATGGTATTGTTCTTGCTACACGTGGAATAGGAACCCATTCATTGTCTTCTTGTAGGTCAGTCGGTTGTGGTAGTTTCCATTGTCCTAATGGCTTAGTCATCGTCATCCTGTGATTGTTTAGCTGGCATTAACATAACACCACCTTTAGCTTCTACCTGCATCTTCTCAGTTTTAACTAAACCAGTACGATCTAGTAATTCTTTAGCTGCAGACATTTTATCACGAATACCTAGCTCAGTAGGATCGTACAAAGCACTGACCATAGCCATTGCAGCTTTAGGTACATTACGTGCTAAATAACTATGTGTTACATCAATAATCTCTTCTTTAAGACTATTGGTTATTTCACGGTTAGGTGTATTGGGCGAATACCCAGCAAGTTTTTTAGCCATAGTAACATCGCCACCTGCCTCATCCATAAGTACATCTAAAAACTTTTGTTGACGTTCTGTTAATTCACGAGCCATATTACATCATTTCAAAATGTGGGGCATCAATAAAAGGTCTACGTCCTTGTGACCTACGGAGATCTACGTATGCGTTCATTGCATCTTCTGCAGTACCAGCATACTCTCTAATGTCTCCTTCACTCCATGCAGCACCCCATTTAATTGCTACATCATTCTTTCTAGCAGCTTCAGCCATAGCATCACAGATGTCATCATAGACATTGAGTTCCCAAGAAATGTCTGAACCAAAGTATGCGACTAGATCTACTGCACGACCTTCAAGATGCTTAGACTTCATAGTCTGTGATCTACCAGATTCGTATAGTTTCTTTTGTTCTTCTAGTGTACGTAATCCAAAAGTTACACCAAAGTCTACTTTTGTAATACCAATAGCGTCCTTTACAACTGCGACTAAACCTTCGTCTACACCCTTTAGTTTTCTCATACTTCTGCTTGATAATTTAAATGCCATTACTTTTTCCCAAAAAACTTACTTACAGAACGAATACCAATGCTGGCACTAACGATTCCACCTAATGAATACTGATACCATGCTGGCATAGTTTCCAGTGCAGCAAAACCCGCTTGTACTATACCGTTACCCCAATCGCCACAAAACGCTAGAATTAATGGAATAGAAAAAAGTAAAGTAATCCACTCGTCTTTCCAAGAGTTTTGAGTAGCATTAATGGCTGCTAGATCCCAATCAATTTCACCAGTAGCTTGCTTAACCTTAATCTCTGCGTTAGCTTTCTGTACAGCTACCTTACCATCAAGATACGTAGTTGCAAGTCCACCTACTGCTCCTAAAATTTGACCAATCATTTCTCGTGTCCTAGCCATACAGCAAATGCACCTGTCATTGCACCTGTTACAGTTGCAGTAAGTGCAGTAGCTTGTGATGTCATGTCATTTGAAGATAGTGCCATAAACCAAAACAAAACTTCTATATACATCCATGTCATTACTAACATCATTAGTCTTGGCATAATCTTCCAAGCTAGTACACGTTCCATTGCTATAGTCATTTAGGTTCTCCTGAATCTAGAGGTTTTCTTTGCAATCTTTTTAGGTTGAGCCACAAACTGCTTACCTGCCTTCGTGCCTCTTCGTTTAGCTCTGGTTGTAGCGGCATACTCACTACTGCTAAGAGACTTAATAGCCTTAGCAGGTAAATACCGCTCACCAGTTTTAGCACTAGGCTTCCCACTTTTAGTTCGCCAATCTTGCTTAGTCCACTTTTTTAAAGACTTTTGAGATTTAGAGAGAGCCACTACCTGTAGCCCCCACCTTTTGCTTTGTATTGCTTTGCGACCATTTGTGCCTTACGTGCGCTCCACTGTCCAGCTTTTCCACCTTTGCTGCCAGCCTTAACGGATGCAACAAGACGTTTGCGCATAGTAGGCTTAGTATAATTTCCTGCCGCATTAACCGTAGACTTTTTGCCTGATTTCGCCACGACTGATCCCCATATCATGCAGTTCCTTATCACTTAGATTCATAAGAATCCAATAGTCGGCTCTGCGTTGCTGATTTTCTTGTAGTTTCTTAAACATACGTTTAAACATATTCTATCTCCTATATTATGTTTAGGTAAGAATTACTTACCCTTATAGAGATAGTTATATCATACTTAGTTATAACATAGTATAGATAAGATTGCAACCCCGTTATGCATTATCTGTTAGGGTTGTAGAATTGCTTGACAGAAATAAATACTTCTATTCCACCACTAGAACCATCAAACCCTAAGATCTTATCACCAGCATGTAAATGAATCCTATCAGAAGTAATAATGTTGTACACATCTTTACCTGCAACAGATTTATCATTTACAATATGATGATACGTATTTGTGTCTGCATGATACCACTGTATGGTTACGTTTTGTGTAGAAGCACTACCGTTAGACACATGTAAAAACTCTATAGTTGCATCATGATTAGGTGGGCAAGTATAGACAAGGTTAGCACTAGCACCGCCTGATGTAGCGGTGATAGTTACTGCTTCTGTGTCAGTGGTATAGTTACGGTCTACCATCTACTTCCTTACGCTACTATAAAGTCTACGATCTGACCATCAGGTTTACGTAGTTTGTTTGGATTAGGATTATATGCATACATCTGATTCACTATCTTTAAATCTTCTACTGGTGTATCAGGTGTAATGCGATTAGGCTGCTCAGGTTTAAACTCTTCATTATTCCTACTGGATCTATCCTTATCTGCCTTCTCAAATACAATATTCTCATGCGTTTGAAAAGGAAAACTAGGTAAGGGAAAGTGAGATATAAGGGTCATTAAGTTGTACCTTGCATTTGATAACACTGGTAACGGGCATAAAAGTTTCTACCATTTGTCATGCCGCTTACGTCTTCTTCTACTTGAGTAATACAAGCAGCCTTACTAAAAAAACCTTGATCAGTACGAACTAACACATCACAAGTTCTAACATCAGTAGGAGAAGCGCAAATTAAAACAACTGCAATCCACATTACTTCTTTTTCTTAGTAGCCATACCACCACGCATCATTTTCTTTTTAGCCATACCACCACCACGCATCATAGGCTTCTTCTTAGTAGCCATACCGCCACGCATCATTGGTTTCTTTTTCATTGCTCTAGGTTTCATTGCCATTGTTTCTGTCTCCGTTTTCTTCTATCTAATACGAGTGCTTCATACTC